GTTTCCTTTTGTCTTCCTGACAACTGACTTCTAAAGCAACAAAATGACTAATGTCTTTTCATCGCTACTTCAAGGCCAGAACCTTGACCTGTTATTAGGTCAAAGGCGACGCAATGCCTTAAGGAGACCTCCTCCTCGAAAACTCTTCCAGAGTGATCGACCTGATTTTTATCAGTCCAGAATGGTCCTCCACGCAGCGAAAAGAATCCTGTCTTCTCAAAGGTATGAGAAATTGGTTAATGGATTCAAACGTTCAAAGAACGATTTGATAGCCATGGAACTTGATTTCCTCGACTACGATCAACCTTATCACGATGTTCCCAGAGATAATCACTATATGAGAGCTCTTCGTGTTACAGAAAAATTGTTTCGTCCGTCTAGAAGGTTAAAACCCATTTCTTTTCCCGATCTAAGGAACTATCCTTGGACACTTCCCGTTTCGGCTGAATTCCCGTTTACCTCCGATCCCGTTTGGAAAGCAACAGTGAACAGAAAGTTTGAATTTAAAATTCGAGCCGTTTTTGGAGTTCCAAAACTCTTACTAATGGTCGAAAACATGTTCATCTGGAATATCCAGAAAGAATATCAAAATCAAAAGACACAAAACCCAATGTTATGGGGTTTTGAGATGATGCTTGGCGGCTGGTTAAAACTAGCTAACAAGGTCAGACAACTAAAACCAGAATGGTATCTTTCAACCGATTGGTCTCAGTTCGATAAAAGAGCTGTCCATGAAGTGATTGATGATATCCATAAAATCTGGAGATCTTGGTTTGACTTCGATCAAGGCTACGAACCTACTTCGAACTACCCTCACTCAACCACCTCAGAACGACGAACACAAAACTTGTGGGATTGGATGACACATTCAATCAAACATACTCCTATTCTTGGCCCATCAGGTAACCTGTACCAATGGAAATGGAATGGAATAGCTTCCGGATTTATGCAGACGCAACTTCTCGATTCATTCTATAATTGTATTGTTTCACTCACATGCTTATCTTCGCTCGGTATTGACATTGAACATGATAGATTTAAAATATATGTGCAAGGAGATGATTCCTTCATCTGCTTACCGCATGTAAACCTTGGATTCACCTTTAAAAAGGAAGAATTCCTCACGGCATATAGAAAAGAATCGCTTCGGCGTTTCAACTCTAAGCTGTCCGACAAAAAGAGTATACTCACGTGTGACTTGAACGAGTCCACCGTCTTATCCTATTCCTGTAACAACGGAATCGCGAAAAGAGGCGACATTGAGTTACTTACCCACTTGCTATATCCTGAAAGGTCCCGAACCCTCGGTGGCTTTGCTGGTGCATGTGTTGGTCTAGCTTACGCATCAATGGGAACTTCCCTTGACGCTTATAATATCTGTCGCGACGTATTCCTCTTTCTCGTTAATGAACTTGAACAGACACCTACGTTCCCTGGAAATTGGCAGAAGAAATTGAGAGCAATGAATATTGAACTCGATCCTTCTCACTTTCCTTCATTCGACGAAGTCTTCTCACAAAACTTCAACATTCGTGAACAAACGGATAGCTTGAAACAGAGACTTTGAAGAACCACACCCC